CATGAATTAAGCGAAAACCAATACAACAAACAAACAACACATAAATCAACAAATAACTAATACTCAACCATAACTGACCTCAACAGGTTCGTCCTCCCACAAGGACCTAAACACCCGCTCATCAAGCACCGCAGCTGCCACGGACCTGACAGCCGGCTCAACAACGTCCTCCCCCACATCATACCTTCTCGATACCAACGCCGGCAACGCCTGCAGACTCATCTCATCCAAATAAGCCCCGCACGCATCCCGCGCCGACACCCACCGCTCATGCCACACCGGATCCTCAGCAGATATGCTCATAGACCACCTAGCCGCTCTCTTCACCGGATCAGGTAAAAACCTGACGACACAATTCACATCATCTATCAACAAAAAGTTTGAAGCGAAATAAGGCGCTTCAGTAATAAACGTCTTAGCCCCCAAATTAAAAACCTCAGCCAGAACTTTCACCGCACTCTTGGCACCCCCAACAGACCTAGCACACACGAGCGAATCATCCCCCATGAACACAGCCCACGCGACATCCGTACCCTGGTATGCATACGTGACACTAAGGATATTCAATATCCCGTTTCCTCCTGCAGTCGTAGCATCCCCAGACTTCCTCTGATAATCCACATGCAACGACATCATCAACGCTACGGACCTCATCCTAGCAAACTTATGCCCAGTAAGCCAATGAGCCAATAACGACTCGTCCATGCCCATTTCAGTGAACACAAAGGCCTCTAACAAGTAAACAAACCGTCCCTGCGACTTATCATATTTGGAAAAATCATTCTCCAAGTATTTAAACACACCTCCGAACGGGTGTATGTTCTGCAAGGTACGTTCGACCTCTTTCATATCCTTCAATAAAACAAGCTTGTAATTCGGCTTAAGCAACGACATGAACCTCCGTAAAACTACCCTAAAGATAGCACTAAACAAAGCATTCAACTCTGTCCTGTGATACGCTATAACCTGAGGTTCAATACGATTCGCAATCGGCTTCCTAGTCAAGTCAGGCTTGACATCAGCCTTGAGCATAAGCATATACTCACCCACGTCCATCTGCTCTAACGCCTCCGAACCCACTTCCAGTGCTCTAACCACCCGCTCCCTCTTCGCAGGAGTGGCCTGCCTAGCCCAATCCGCCAGGCCGAACTCAGTGAGAGCCACCGGATCATCTTTAAACCCTGCTATCTTAGCTGGAG